ATCTTCTTGTAGGTCTGGTGCTAGTAGTCCTTCGTACTGGGTAACGTTTTTACCTCTTGGGTATCTGGCCGGCCAAACCAAGGGACGATACGAACGCTCTGCCAACTTACGATAAATAGTAAAAGTAGTCTGAGGAGTCCCGAGATACATAATACGGCTATCACTCTTGGGTGTAAGGATAGATTCCGCTTCCGTACAGAGTTGAAGTAGTTTTTCACGCATCAACTCCGTCATACTGTTTCCCGGTACTTCTACGTCGTCTAAAATCATCAAGTCTGCCCTGCTTCCAGTAAGCTGCCCTGTAATACCCACACTCTTGACCGAAGGTGCTTGGTGAGGTGAGCAGTTTACGTCGAAACTGATACGCGACCATCTTGAGTCGTCTGCTTTGGGTCTTAAGAAATTTAACCATGGTGTCTCTATAATAAGTTTCTGAAGGAATATTGACATGTTATCTGCACGTTCTTTCGACGCAGAGATAATCATTATTTTTCTTTCGGGGTCATTAAATAGAGTCCATAGAACAAAAGCACCAGTAATCCAGCTCTTACCAACTCCCCGAAACGCCTGTATTTGTAGTCGCTTGGGACCACTCTGCAAGTAATCTGCAATAGCATATTGTGCCCTCGTAGGCGGTGGAAGGTCTAGCTGTCCCCACAGAGCCTGTAGGAACAACTTAAAGTCTTGTTTTAATAGTGATAAAGTATTATTCATACTTAGATGTAATCTCCCTAAGTTTATCTGCTATGTCGTTTACGTCAGCAGTAAAGTTATAGTCTAGTGTACTTATTTCATATATCTGTTTCCAAAGATTATTATAATCCTTTTTAGTCATTCTAGGAGCCCTTCCATTTTCATAATCACCTATACTTCCAGCTAAATCACGTAAAGCTGAACGTTTTGTTTCGTGAAACTGGTGGAATCTTTTAATTGACCAAGGTAACGGTTCAGCCTGAGAAAGTTTACGTTCAGACTTAGCTCTACGTAGTACATCTGTTATGTACTCAGGACGTCTTACAAAATGAGCTTTTTTAGCAAACAATTCATAGAAATTAAGCAAGTCGATAAACACTTCTTGCTGTATGTCTTGATAACTAAAGTTGCCTTTTTCTTTTATAATAAGGTCTATACGTTCGCTTAAAACTCTGTCTCTATACTTAGTTGCTGACTCTACATTAAAGTTTTTATCTACCTTTGGCTCATACAAGGAAAAAATTTTTTTGTTTTCCGGCGACATCTGCTTAAATATTGTAAGCAATTTATTACCGTTATAGTTACGCATAAAGTCAGGACCATAGAAGTCTTGTAAGTAATCACCCATTATACCTATAGTTTTAGGTGTTTTATCCCCGGGTTTAGCCATTTGTATAATTAAATTACCGGGATTACTTCTATGTAATATCTTTGTTGAAGAGTATGGGTTATTCATAGGATCTTCAATATTAACTATATACATATCTTTGTATCTTTTTTCTTTAAGTAATTTTTTGTTAATAGGGACAACTCTACCTTCAGTTGTATCTTTAAGTTTTTTGTAGCCTTTATTAACTAATAATCGTAAGTTTTTAGCATCATTACGTTCTAAAGCTTCTATCCAAGGGTATTTAGTAGGATTTGCTTCTTTTATATTCCACAACCAGTCATACTGAGATTTACCTATCATGTGTTCTAGATAAGCGGAACCTCCGTACTCCATTAACTTAGATAAATAAACATCAGGATGATCTGTTCCAAGTTTATTAAGTGCTGATCTAATCATTTGCATTTCTTGAACTTCTGTACTTGCTTGATTAGTCATCCACTTAGTTTCAACTCGCATCTGTTGCATTACTTGAGATAAAGTTTTAACTTCATAATTATCATTAGAAGAAGGATCTAGTTTATTAGGATTACCTTTTCGTTTAACAACAAAAGCTATCTCTTCAAACGGTTGCCCATCTTTATCAACCCGATTCATAGATAAAAACCCTTGATGATCTTTCATTAGTTCAAGTTTACCGTCAGCCTGCCTTTTGACTCTATGTAATCTAGCTTTTTCCATTAAGTCATCTACCTGTTGCTGACCAAACTGAGACACGGCATTTCTTGTATCTGGAAAATATCCCATTGTTTTTAGGTTAGGTCTCCAGTTAGGGTTGCCTCGTCTAGCTTTAGCTGCACCTACTGACCCTTCAAAATCTAATGAAGGTGTATAAGTTCTAATATAGTGTTGATTTAGTATAGTTCTACGTGTACCTTCAATACCTGTTCTGATACCTCTATCAAATGCAAAGTCTGTACCTATTCTAGCTGCCCAACCCCCAAAGCGTGGGTCAACTCCTACGGCTTCAAACGGCTTACCAGCCACATCAGCTACAAAGTCTTGAGCTTTACCTAGCTGTTGTACTCCCGGTATATTACCTAAAGCCTGTGTTGTACGGTCAAAGCCTGCAACACCACCAGCTATAGCTCCGATAAGTGATCCTTTTAGACCACCATAAGAGCCAAGTCCGGCTCCTACTACGGCTCCACCAGCTCTTTGTAGTACTTCATCTAAGTATGTAGAATCGTCAGGTCTAGACTTCTCCATAAAGTAGTTAAGAGCAGAACCAACAGGCTTTTCTATAGCATCAAGAAGACGAGAACCTAGTAAATTGTTTTTTTCTAAGTCATCGTCATCAGCATTTTTCTGTCTTTTCTTTAGTTCTTCTTCTAAAACATTGGGATCTTGTGGATTTTGTTGTCTTTTGTACTCTTCAAGGAGTTCTTCATCTTGTTTTTTGATGATTTCACCTAGACCTTCTTCTTCGTTCATCTTTTCTTCCTTTTATTAGCTTGAAATTGCTTGTTAGCTATAACTAAATTAGCTAATCTGTCAGCTGTAAATCCAGATTCCATCAATCCTTTCTGTATTCTACTAGGATCTTTAGCTATCTTAGATCTTACTGCGTCAAATGATGCACTGTCTGTACCACGAAATGCCATTTCTGATACGTTAGTATTTGGATTAGATGATGGAGGTAGATCATACATTTCCATTTGGTTGTTAGAATACTTATCCATGTCTGCTATGTTTAGCTCACGACGGTTAGTATTAACTTCGTCTGCAAAGTCGTATAACTTTTGGTTAGGATTAGGTCCAAGAACATCCTCCATACGTCCAAAAGCTTCACTGTTTTCATCTTTAACTACAGCTTTTTCTATCTTAGGCTTTTTCTTTTTAATTTTTAAGTCTTCAGCAGTAACAGGAGAACCTTGTAGCTGCCCACCACTTTCTAAAAAGTCATTATAGTTTCCGACTATTGTCTGTGAGTCGTCTTTGTCTACACGTATGGCATCATCTCCAAACATTTCTACGTTAGGACCATACTGTGTTTTCATGGCTTTTAAGAAGTTATTCATTCTAACTTTCTTATTGCCCTTGTCTCTAAAAAATTTCTTTTTCTGTTGTTTCTCTCGTTGTGAGATAAAAGAATCTGTCATCAATTTATATGTGATAAGATTGTATGTTCTCGGTCAGTGACTCCGAACGTGGCTCTCATCCAGTCGAGCCAGTGTTTACTACCTTTTTCCTGATTGCATCGTCTACACGACGGGACAACATTCGTTGCCACATCTTCTCCGCCCCTACATTTTGGACGTACGTGGTCAATGGTGAGTTTTTGTAAATCATAAGTTTCTCCGCAATAAACGCATGTACAATTAAAGTGCTCTTTGATGGCTCTTCTCCAGAGCCGTTTAGAATCTGAACTTGTCATGGTTATTAAATTGTGTAAATAGTGATCAGGGTTTGGTAGTAATGGGGTCATCGTTTAATTTTAAGTCTGCTACGTCGGTTAATAGATGGCTTTTGCTTTCGGCCTTTGGTTTTACTGCCCTTATAATGGGCGGCATCCATGCCGTCACGGTTGCCATATGTACCAAGTTTTCTATTAAGTTTGTTTGCATTGACTCTAATCTCTAGACCCTTTTTTGTTTTGTTGTATTTCTTTTGCTGCTTACGCCTTTTAGCGGCAGCTTTTGGATTCTTCTTGTAGTATTCAGAAGTTTTTGCCATATACTTTCCTCTTTACAAGAGATGCGTCAACAGTAGGTAGAAGTTTATTAAGTTTATCTAAAGGACTACCATCGTAGGCAACACCTGTAATGTCGTTGGTTTTTAACCAGTCGCATGCTGCTTTTAAATCTTGTGTAGTCGCTTCTCCACTCTTTATTCTATGTAGAAAGTCCTCTGTAACAAGATAGTGTAGATCATTAAAGGTTTCTTCTGTTGCTTTTCTAGGTAGTTTCTTTAGTTCGTCCATTATTCACCGAGTAGGTTTTTCTTTACTAGCTCAACTAGCTTGTCATCAACAGTATTATCTGTAGATTTTGCATATGCCTCTAGTAATTTGACTATCAGTTCTTTAACTGCTGTAGTTTTAATAAAGGCAAATAAAATAGGTTTAATTAGTGTAATCATTTTAGGGTGTTGTATATAGGGGTAAGTTTTTCAATTGTGTTTGCCATCCAAGGCTCCCAAGGCATTTGTTTCATACCTTTTTTAACGTAGTTTTCATACCATCTATTGGTTTTCATTCGCCAATAAAAGTATCCTAACTCTCTTTCTGTCAACTCTACGGTGTAGGTTTTTTCCAAGGTAGTTTCCATGTTTTATCTTTAGGTGGGTTTAGTGATGAGATAGGTACAATGTCTTGACATACTTTAGCCATTGTTGTATTAGGTCTGTATGTAAACCCTTTACGTTGTAGCTCTGCACATTTGGTAGCTCTTGTAAGCTCATGCTTAAGTTTCATTGTATCATACTGCATTTTTGCTATTTCTTTACATTGTTTATAGCCAGATTTATCTAGAGGAACCATAAAGTTAATCTGG